GAGCGCACGGCATACGACATCATCGCCAACGAAATGAAAATTCTGGGCGGTGGAAACAGTGAGCAACAGGCGCAAGCAGAAACGCCAACACCGCCGCGCCGTCAAGCAGCACCCGCTGCGCCTGTTGAAGACATCGACGACGACGTCCCTTTTTAGGAGAGAGTAATGAAAGAAACATTCATACTTGTACGCAAACAGCGTCAAGAAAAACGAAACCACAACAAAGAACAATCGACAAATTTATTAAGACAGGCAGAAATCAGTTTTGAAAGTAAAAATAGCGGCAACCATTTGATTATTTTATCAACACCAAAAATTGATTTTTATCCAAGCACGGGATTATGGATAGTGCGAGGAGTAAATAAAAAGCGTCGTGGGGTATTGTCTTTATTGAAATACATAAAGGAAATGAAGAATGACTGAATATGTTTTCAAAATTTCTACTAATGACGTAGGCGTTGTTTTAGAAACACCTGATATTAACCCAGCACATGAAGATAATCTAATTGAAGGAATTGCTTACTTATCGGCGGTATTGGTATCAATTTTTATTAACGATATTTCAAAACATATCAAAGAAAATCAAAAAGATTTTATTTTTACTGCTCAAGACATGATTAATAACTCAGCCATCCTAAAAATGGGGGAGAAAAAAATGACGCAACAATTTAAATTCGGCGATTTGGTTCAACATGAAAACAAAGATTTTTACCCTGAAATCGGGGTAATTGTTGGAATGAATACAGAGCACAATGAAGCAAAGGTTCATTTTGAAGGATTCCACCATCCTGAATTTGTAAAAGCTAATGAATTAGTTGCTGTGGCACAACCCGAGACGCTGGAAATCATCCCACACCCTGACACCGTGCGCCTTGACTGGCTGTTAAAGAATGATTGCGCTTTAACAGAAAGGCTTTGCGACGAAGATGGCGATATTCTTGAAACCCCAAATGCCGTTATCCAAAAGCAAGAAGACCATTTTGAGGTATTGGCAGCTACAAGTAATGATATTAGGGAGGCGATAGACGAAGCAATGGACTCAGTAGGAACACGCTAATAACCCCACAGGCAGGCAGCCAAACGCCCGAGCCGTTGAGAGGACGGCAAAGCGAGGAAACCATGACAACAGTAAGCCAAATGCTTGCCACAAAGCGAGCAGCGAAGAAATCAATTAAAGAAGAGCGCGCCCTGAAACGTGCGGGCAAAGTGAAAAATATTGACCGCAACAAGCTGTCAGGAATGTCGAAAGAGCAAAAGGACAACATCAACGCAATGCTGTCAGGCGAAAAGGTATCAGCCGACGAAGCGGTTACATGTAGCGTCAAGATGTGGCTGTCGTTGCAAGATATGCGCTATGCCTGCAATCAGGAGTTAATCAACTTCGCAGAGCATATCATTAAGCAGGTTCAGCGGCTTGGCTTGTACTGCAACACAGACGACCCAGCGAACGAGAAAAGCGTGGAGTTTGCCTGCCGTGAAGCGTCGCAAGCAGTCGCGCAATGGACTAAGGATTTTGACGACCTAAGCCCTAATCAGCGTCAATTGGTATTGCGCCCGCTGTCTAATCTGTTTGCCGCGTATGAAGAGTTTTTGAAAGACGCGCCGGCTCGTTTAATTGCCGAAGTGTCCACATACTCAATCGCGGTCAGCGTTACCAAGAAAGCCATGACGTTTTTGGAGCTTGATGGTGGAATCATTTCAGCGGTTGATAAGGTAGTCAACGGCAGCGATTCACGCGCGGAAGCCCGCCGCCTGAAAATGCCCTATGCCGAATTTACCGACAGAATCTTGCACGCCACAAACCTGCTTTACGACGTGGGGATTCAGGCAGACACGGAGTTATCGGCGATGTACGGCAAGCCGCTGAATCCTGTACGCCCGCAACGCATCGGAGACGTGCGGCAACCGATGATGAAAATGCTTGTCGCGAATAAGGGGGGCGCACTGGTTCAGGCCGTCAAGGATTCGGAAAACATCATCAGACATTGCGACAGCGGCACCGGCTTCAGTTGTTTCAACTGGACTAAGCATTTCAAACGCGCCGCAAACCTGATTGGACTTATGCGACAGGAAGCAGCAGCATGAAAGAGCTAACATATGGCAGCGTTTGCAGTGGAATTGAAGCGGTATCCGTTGCGTGGAGCGGGCTGAATCTGAAGCCGATATGGTTTTCTGAAATCGAACCTTTCCCGTGTGCCGTGTTGGCGCACCATTACCCAAGCGTCCCGAACTATGGCGACATGACGACGTTACCGGAGCGGATTTTGTCAGGCGAAATTGAAGCACCTGATATTTTGGTCGGCGGGACACCTTGCCAGGCTTTTTCGGTTGCCGGCTTAAGAAACAGCCTAAATGACGAACGCGGAAACCTGACGCTTGTTTTTGTAAGGATTTTAAATGCAATTAACACTATTCGAAGACGCTACGGACTGCCCGACGCAGTTGTACTGTGGGAAAACGTCCCCGGCGTTTTATCAACACGAGACAACGCCTTCGGATGTTTTTTGGCAGCTTTGCTTGGCGAATCCAAAGAGCTTGTCCCAACAGGGGGAAGGTGGACGGGTGCAGGTATTGTGCGTTCGAACGAATGCGAAATCGCATGGCGAATCTTGGATGCCCAATATTTCGGAGTTCCCCAACGTCGTCGAAGAGTGTTTCTTGTCGCAGGTAATCGAAACAGACGTGTCGCCCAAATACTATTTGAGCAACCGGGCGAAAGCAGGAATCTTGGACAGGGCAGGAAAAAGAGGGAAGAATCTTCCGCCTTTATTGAAAGCAGCTTTGGAACATATCGAGAATCCGATATCGGTGGCACAGTAAAAAGAACAGGAGGCGCGCTGTCTGGTGGTAGTGAAACTTTATTAGTTTCAAAAATTGGAGCAACGTTAAGCACTGGGTTTGGCGGCTGCGGCGTAGATTCAGACCAAATTTGTAACGGCAATTGCGTTATAAATTATCCAAAAGTACGAAAACTAACCCCCGTCGAGTGCGAAAGGTTACAAGGTTTCCCCGACAACTACACCCTGATTCCGTGGCGAAACAAGCCAGCCGAGCAATGCCCAGACACGCCGCGATACATGGCAATCGGCAACAGTATGGCGGTTCCGGTCATGCGGTGGATTGGGGAAAGGGTGTGCCGAATATGAAAGACGTAATAGCCGCAGTCCTGATCGCCGCAGTCATTATGGCTATCGAGCTATCAGGAATCCCGAAAGGGGCGGTACAAGTAAACGAATATACGAAAGGGCAGATGAAATGAAAATCCTTGACCCATGTTGCGGCAGCCGCATGATGTATTTTAACAAACAAGACCAACGAGTTTTGTTCGGAGATATTAGGCAAGAAGAGCATTACCTTAAAGACCGTGAATCCATCCGGTATTTAGAGGTAAAACCTGATGTCAAAATGGACTTTACAAACCTTCCTTTCGATAACGAGAGTTTCCGTCTTGTAGTTTTCGACCCGCCACATTTGATGCGCGCCGGGAAAAAATCATGGCTGGCCAAGAAGTACGGAAAGTTAGGCGATGACTGGAGGGCTGATATTAAGAAGGGATTTGCCGAATGTTTCCGAGTATTGGAGGATGGTGGAATATTAATTTTTAAATGGAATGAAAATCAAATATCTGTCAAAGAAATTCTATCTTTGACTGAAGAAAAGCCAATTTTTGGGCATACAACTAGAAAGCACAAGGCAAATCAAACGGCAACGCATTGGTTTACATTTATGAAAGAAGTTTAAATGAGAATTTCAGACGACCTGAGACAGCTATCAGCGGCGATTAATTATCTAAGCCAAAAGCGCAAAGATATTTTAGACGACCTGAAAGCGCACCCCGAAAAACACGGTTGCCCGTACAAAATCGGGCAGGAATTTAAAACACAGGACGGCGCAGTTTACAAGGTTGAGGCAATCAACGTCTTGACCTATCCAAGCGCAGACGGTTTATGTGCCTACTTCCAAGCGCAGGCGGTAAACCAAAACAAGCCGTATGACCGCAAAGAATACACCGTACAAATAGGAGCTTGAAAATGAATATTGAAAAAGTGATTGATTGGTTTAAAGCAGCAAAGCCAAATCCAACCAGTAAAGATGTGATGGTTCAGTTTGGTTGTCATTTTGAAGAAATCAAAGAAATGTGCAACGCCATGAATCTACATTGTGATGATGTTGCGTTGCAAGAGTTGCGATTTAAGAGCGATTGCGCCCCATATCTCAAGGGCGTTGAAAGTATGGATGAAAATCAGTCTGTCGAGATTTTAGACGCGTTGTGCGACCAAATCGTAACAGCAATCGGCGTGGGCTATATGATGGGCTTTGACATGGTCGGCGCGCTGAAAGAAGTCAATTTATCAAACTGGAGTAAATTTGACGAAAACGGCAATCCAATCTTTAACGAGAACGGGAAAATCGTAAAAGGCGAAAATTACTTTAAGCCCGATTTGGCGAAGTTTGTACGGAGCAATAATGCGCCGGCGGCTAAATAACTACCAATCCGACAGGCGGCGTAAATACCGCCTGATGAAAATACGAAAGGCACAAAGATGAAAATTGATTTTGAAAATAAATTTGTAATCAAAACAGTAGATAATATTTTTTTAATACTATTTTTGTTCCCATTAGCTGTATTAGTATTTTCATCTTTTACAGCTCTTGTATTATTAATTTCGGCGCGTATTTTTTTCTTTCTGGTACTTCTGACGTTATATCCTATTCTTTTGATTTTGAAGAGATTATCTAGTGGTAAATATGATCCAGTAAGTCCCTTCAAATATGCAAAATCAACTATCAAACCCGCCAATAGCTTCTTTCTTGATATTTTAGATTTTTGCTTATATTGCAAGCAATAAAAGGATTTTTGAATGTACCTCACAGCCCAAGAATGTGCCGACCTGCTACACGTTAAACGCGCAACATTCGTTAATCAGACTTGCAAACAGGCAGACTTTCCAAAGCCGTTTGTAATTTCGCCGCGCAAACGTTTATGGCCGAAAGCAGAAGT